GAGTCTTGTTCAGTATGTGGGTCATCGATAATAAGTAAGTCCGCCCCTCGTCCTGTGATAGAACCGCCTACCCCCGCTGCAAAGTATTCGCCACCATGATTGGTCTCCCATCGGCCTTTTGCCTTACTATCTTCTCGGAGTGTAACATTTCCGAAGATCTGTTTATACTCCTTGGTGTTCATTAAGTTTCGAACCTTGCTACCGAATCTGGATGCAAGTTCTGCGTTGTGTGATACCTGCATAATTTTTTTCTTTGGATACTTTCCAATATACCAAGCAGGAAATAAATAAGATGCAAATTCAGATTTAGTATGTCTAGGAGGCATGTTAATGATGAGCCTCTTAGCATCACCATCAGCTATTTCATGAAAAGACTCAGCAATGATTTCATGATGTCCTTTACCTAATTCTTTTGAATCTTTACGATAAATAAAATCTTCCCAAACATTCTCAACGAATACTAAAAAATTATCTTGGCATAATTTTATATATTCTAATTGTTTTTTAAGAATTAAATCTTTGAGTTCTTCTTCGGTTAAATGCTCAATATTCATAAAATTTTATATACCCCCAGGGGCTAGGGGACCCATAAAAAACAAAGGGTCCTTTTTTACAATAGACTAATATAAAAACACTTTCAACTATTTCCATACCGTTTGAAAATTGATTACATGGATGTATATTGCTTTGTAAAGCCCGACCCTCAAAAACCACGCCCAGCAAAACGCAACGTTGATTGTAGTTTTTATAAATCTAGTTTGTTGGAAAGTATGAGCCTTGCATACGCAAGACGTAGAACGTGGGCGATACTATCGCCCACGTTATTAGATGTTATTCAGTAGTTGTTAGGGTATTCACTAACGTAGAAAATTTACTCAAGATGTTGTTTTTAAACTCATCAACAACAGGGTTGCCATTGTTCTCAAGTATGTGCTTCTCACACTCACCCATTAACAACTGAAACATAATTTCATAATTCAGTTGTCGCTTACCCTCTTTGCTGACAACCATGTCAGCAAGTTGAGTAGGTTTGTTGTCATTGACACGTTGAGCAAGTACTTGGGCAATAGATACTAATTCATTATTCGGCATCAGCACCCCCAATCGCCTTAAACTCATTGTACTTAATTTCAGTACAATACTTATAGTATAAGTCATTGTGTTGCTCTTTAAAAAGTTTGGTTTCAAACTTTTGTCGCTTTCTTGGTACTCGTTGCAATCCATAACTAACACCATTCTCATCTTGACCGATTAGCATTACTGCACCTGTCTTTTCAAATGTGTTATTTACGTTCTGCATTAACGTGTCTATTTCTTTTAAGGCACGTCTAACTGTTAGCTTCAATTTAGCAACTGCAACTATATCTCTTTTTTCTAGTTGGTTTGCTTTTTTTTGTGCTTTTGTCATTTTACCTCTTTGTTAAATTTACAATCTTATGATTGCAACATCTGTATATATCCCATTCAATCTTATTACAAGATAATATTTACATCAGTTTAACTTTTTTTTATTTATCTTTTTTTCAAGATGTTTAGCAAAATCACTAAAAGCATTTGTTTCCTTATCTGTTGTAATTGTTATATTCGGCTCAACCTCAAGATTAACCAATCCCCCAAACAGCTCACGCAACTGCCTGACAAATTCCTGCTGTGCGTCAGTACCAGATTTAATCTTGTCGGAACGAGACGAGGCACGAGACGAGGCGAGATTACTCGCCTCGTTTTTAATTTTCTTTACCATGAACAATCGTAGGCAATCTTTCTGCCCTCTTGTAATTGTTTCTTGCACCACTCAATGAAGTCTCTATCCTGTGCCTTGTACTCTTGCACGGCTTCATCTTGCCATTGGTGTCCCCAGAAAAAACCATCTTCAGCTTTACAATCTGCATAGCCTTTCTGGTATTGTTCTTCTAGTCTCTTGACCACATCTTCAGTAATCTCAACTCCACCTTGTCCACCATTAAACCCTAGCGACTGAATGAAAGAGTTGTGTTCGGCATTTGGTTTTTGTCTATCAAATTCATACGCAAAGAACTGTTGTAGCTTTGCGTGTTTTCTCCAATAGAACTCATCATGCACCTCGCCATTACTGTCACGAAGTCCTGCGTATTGGTCTAGTCCCATATCTTTCTCCTTTGTTATTTGGTTAGACTTCTCCCTCTTATCAAATCCCAGAACGACACGCAAGAACTTTTTTTATTTTATTTTTCATTTCAGTCCTGCACCCCCTGAACTTTAGGCAAGACCATTTGCCTATCGTTGTTTGTCAAACGAGGCTTCGCTGAGTCCTGCACGCCGTCCAGCTCCTTTTCCATCTCCAGCGGGACCAGTTCTTCTTCTAACGAGAACGAGCTTCTAGAGTAGTCCAACAAACGATAGGATCAGGACGCCCGTGATGCCCAGCACCCAACTCGGCCAGAGCATCATCGAAACTATGTACAAAGCGAGAAAGCTCAAGAGTCATCTCCTTCCTGCAGCTCCTGAGCGCGAACTTCTACAGCCCACCAAACTAAATCATTTACCAGCTGCGCGAGCGAGCCAGGATCCTTCGAAAGGTGTTGCAAAAATTCTCCCTTCTTCAGGCCATGCTGATCCGCGTGCTTGTCTAGCATGTCCCAGATCTCCTCCTGATGGTGATCATGAAACGCAATTGTTTCTGAGTAATACGTAATACCAGCGACACCTCCTGAGCAGCCGTGCTTAGCAATGTCTGAGATAAGACCCAGCTCTTGGTCTTCATATGCGCGCAGGCATTCGGTGATGCTTGGCATCAGAAACCATTCCTTCAGTTCATCAGTCATCCTTCACCTCCTCTAGGTCATCCTCATCGATTCCTTCGCAGAAGGAAGAGTGATCCCCGGTGTACTCATAAATTTTTCCATCGATAGACTCGCCACTTTCATCTACCTTTTGAAAGGTCAAAGAGTGAACTTGTAGTCCGTAAAATTTTTTTACCATGATATGACTCCTGTCCAAGTTAAAGTTAACAACGCCACCATCATAAAGGTGGCTTCAGGCATATAGTTTTTCATTTGCTCTCCTATGTTAGTGCGCATCAAGATAGGCCTACAAGATGCGCACAAGTTTCCAGTATTTAAGCTTGACTCCTAGAATTCATTGAGTCAGTGCGGGATTGCTGTATCACCCTGCGGGATGGCTAAGTCTTTTAAGTGCACTTCCCCGTCCGCAGACCTTACATAAGACCTCATGGGATAAATGTCAAGAGGAATTTTTTATCTTTTCCAAAAAATATTTTCTTCGGTGTTCGGGAACTTCTTGTACCATTTCCTGCACCAGCTTGTGCAGTCCTGAATTCTTACGCTGCAGGTCGTCCAGCTTTTTGTTATACGAACGAGATTTGTTCTGACTTCGAACGAGATCGAGGGCTTCAAAATCTACTGCCATGTGTTTCTCCTTTTCCTGTCACCACCATTACCCATTCGGTGTCCTTTGTCAAATAGAAATTCATCAGCGTCCTGATCCCAGCTCCAGAGTATCCTGAGCTGCAGGGGGGTTCGTCTTGTTCTTCCGAGAACGAGAACGAGGTGCCTGTCAAACGAGAACTGAGCTGGTGATCCCGTCACCAGGCTACATTAACAAAGAGGGAAAATGTAGCCAGGAAACGAGAACGAGGTTAACAGCACGGTCCTGCCATTCGTAAAGTATTAACGGTTACCTGACCGTTGTCAAGTAAACGAGAACGAGCTTCACTCTGCTCCCGCAGGAGAAGGTTCACCATCTCTTCCTGGATCCGTGGCCATTGTCCTGTAACGAGAAACGAGGCTTCGGGGATCAGTGAACGAGGATCAGTGAAACTGGACACTGGTCTGTACAGTTTGATACGTCTCTTCGAGACGGGGTTATCCAAGTTCTCATGCAGTATAAATACAACACCACCAGCTTTAATATATCGGTTAATCCAAACTACTTGCCACTTATTTAATTTAGGAAACTTAGAATTATCTGATTTAAGTTCTATCCAAAATACACCCGATTTGTGAACACCATGTATATCAGGAATACCGTTAATTGTGCTAGATTCTATGCGAGTTAAAAAACAATCTACTAAACCCTTTTTTACTTTTTGCCATAGCAAACTTTCGTTATTTTTATTTGACATTTATTAACTTAACTTTTTAATTTCTTTAATAACAGAATTTGGAATTATTGTAGTGTTGCCAATCGTTTCAATGTCCTTACCATTATCTGCAAATGAATAGTCACCGAACAATCTAGTCACTCCTTTCGACTGACTCAGGAGATGCCCCTTGGTGATGCAGGTAGCTAATTTAGATTTTTGTAGTGCTTCAAACGAAGTCCACGAGCTGTCAGAAACAATATCAAACCATTCTACTGAAACCATAGGATATTTATCAATCTCTAACTTTACTTTTTTAGGTGCTGCTATCTTTTTTCTCATCTACAATTACCTCTACAGTTCCAACTGATGTTAACATTGGATTATGTTTAGCGTTAAATAAAACTAAAAACTCAGACCAACTACTGTTCTTCAACATCTGAGACTTGAGCTTCAATTGTCTTGGCGTTGTATCCTTCAATCTTGTTGGATAACTCTTCCAATTTCTTTTCAAGTTCTTCACGCGACATACCCTCCAAACCACTAACTCTAACTTCTTTACGATCTACATAAGCACCTGCTAATTGTCCTGATCTATATTCAGCATTGATAGCTGCTGCATATTGTTTATCGTCTTCCGCTTTGTTAGCAATTCTTTCTAATCGTTTATATCGTCTGAGATTATCGCTTTCGTATTTTTTAACTTCTTGTTCAAATCTTTGATCATAATATTTTGCAACATGAGGATTTATTTTTCTATTTAATAATTGTGATGCAGAGGATTTAGCTGTGTTATCATTCTTAGCTTGAAACCCTGCTTTTAAATAAGCTTCATGTTGAGTGATATTACCATGTTCCTGCACCATTATCTCCACAAACATTCTTTGTTTCGGAGTTAACTCATGAACAGTTTTCAACTCATTGCGTTTCATTACTTTTGTTTTCGAATATACTGTTGTAGTTTCATTTTATCTTTTTTATCAGATGAATGAAGTTGTAATGCTCTAGCATAATCTGTTTTTGCAGATGTTCTAGATTTAAGTGGTTGTGATTTTGTAAGGTCTGTAATTGTTTTACCAGACATTTTAAAATATTTTTTAGCAGCAGCTTTAATACCTTTAGTAATTAAGCCACCAAACATCATTTTTTTGTACATTATATAAATCTTCCTTTCGTTGCTTTTATAACACCACCAAGTTTTTTTCTACCAAATTTTTGAGAAATAAACTTTCTTACTGATTGTGATATAGCTTCTTGATTTGCCTTACGTTGTTCTTTTGTCATCATTGGTATTTGCATAGATTTACCTTTTTTATCAGATGCATAGGCTTTACCAAATATTTGAGGTCTTGGACCACCTTTTGGTAAGCTTTTAGTTTTTGGAGCTTTTTCATAAGCTGTCTTATCCATGAATTTAGTCGATCTTATTCTTCTTTTAATATCTGATTTAACCAAATCATATGGCACAACTGGAGTTCCAAGTTTTTTTGCTTGCCTAACTTCACCCTTATATTTTTTATAAGCTTTTTTGAAGGCAGTTTTAGCAGTGTTGAATATCAACTTCTTAATCATAATTTCTATTATATAGATTTTTCAAAGTAATTGTAAGTTCCCAAAAAACTTTCGATAGCGTTCCCGCAAGACATGGTATAGTGGTGTATCCCAGATACACCATAGATACACCATAGATACACCATAAAAACGTACTTAAGTAATTGATATTATTACATTATTCTTCTTCGGATACACCAGATACACCTCTTTTACCCCCGGGGTACTTTTTTATTTTAATTAGTCTGAAATATCTATATAGTAAAAATGTTTTATAAACATTGGCTGCTGGAAACCCTAATCTGGTTCGGTTTCCGGTGGCCGTTATTCCTTATCACTTCTCCATTATCACGTATTACTTTAGAACGATTCTAAACTACATTTTATTGGACACACATCACCGATTATGGTAACTTTAATTATGGCTACAAAAAGTCATGTTATACCTTTTAAATTTCTGGGGTTATTTTTTATTGCTCTCTTAATAACCCCAGGGGTTAAATTTATTTTTCCACCATGACTACGCTAACTTCGTGATTTTTTTCTTAATTTCTCTTCTTTCCTCTTTAGAATCTGCCTCCCGATACAATCGATACAGCTCCCTATAATTCAACCATCGCTGTTGTTTATTACTAAATTTAATTTTTTTATTTTTAATTAATTTTATAAATTCACCACGGATTAATTCTGGATCCATATCTGCTGCCCAACACACATCCTGAAAATCTTCAGAATTACCATAAAACCATTTATACGCATCTTCTTTCCAATAGGTTTCTTTTTTAAAATTAGAAGGATTGAGCACATCTTCTAACGCCTGGACAAGAATAGCTTGAAATAGGCGTTGTTCTGCTAATTCTTTAGGTCGAGTCAGTTCCATACTCAACTTAATTCCCAAATTTTTTAATAAGTTTGGTGAGCAAGTCACTAAATTTTTTCACCTCCCGTTTAGAATATTTAGGCCTGCCTCTACTAGTTTGAGAATGTCTTGCGATTTGATATTGATCGTGAATGAGATCTATAAAGTCATTTCGACTTTCAGGATCCATCTCACCTGCATATTCAATCGTCTCTTGAGTGAGTTGTTTAGATGTTTTTTTAAAATCCATTCGCATAGCCACGATGCGGGAAAAGATATGGATTATAGAAATACACCATGGCTATACGTTTTTGACAACAAGTTTAATGCCTTTAGCTGCAGCTGCAGCCTTACGCCCTGTTGCCCATCTCGTCTCGATTTTGTCGAGAAAAGAAAGACTGAAATTTCCTAAACCAAAGTCATTTCCACAATACAACTGAAACATTAAACTAGTAATCTCATCATAAGATTTCTTGTCTGGACACACCATCACTAGCTTGTCCAAAGCATTATTTAATCTTTCATCACCACTAATTTTAGCAGCTTTACCCACAAAATATCCTTTTGTTAAAAGTTAAACTTGTGTGATCGTTGTTCGGTGAAAATAAAGTGTTTTGAAAGCCCCACTTATTTCATTTAGGCTTAGGAATACGTTGATTCGATTAATAGATTAAATTGATAATTATTGCAACCATAAAAAAAGGGCAGCGTTAGTCTCCCATACGCTGCCCCAAGATCGTTCGGTTCTAAGGTTAACCATCCAACCTAGATCTATTTACCATTGAGCAGCTTCTTGCCCTCCGATAGTAAATTCTGTTTCATTGAATCATAAGATTTGCCTTCTTTTTTGGCAATTTTTCTTATTTCATCATCAACCAATTTAGCAATCATGCTACCTGGTCGTCTAAAACCATTCTTACCCATGGCTCTAATGATGCAGTATGACTCAATATCAACTGCACAGGATTTCCATTTATTGATGTCCATAGTTTATCTCCTAACTTTCTAAATACTCTTTGGTTTTATGAAATTCAACTAAATTTATTTTATTTTTAGCTGTTAATCCTGCGTTGTATATTCTCTCAATTATAGCAACATAATCCGCAGTGTTGGTCCCAGTTAAAAACCAAGAAGACTTAGATTTACATGCAGTTCTAAATCTTTTGTAATCAAACCTAGGATGTTTATCCGCTATAATGTATGAACACACCATTGAACGTTTGAATCTTTTATTTTTTGGAGACTCCATTCCA